TTATATAGATGTGCAGCTACTAAGAACTATAAAACACAACTTTATAAAACATATATCACAAGTAAAGAATTAGACACTCTAACCTATGCTAAGATTGCAGAGAAGAGTAGGAAATGGGACATCAATGATTTCCATACATTCCCATCAGAAGAGCAATCACATAAATTTGAGAAGTATGTAACATTTGATTCACCCAGTGTAAAATCATTTTTTAATAAAAGTAATCACACAAATGTTGTACCATGTATTCAAGATATGTATAACAACCCACCAGCTGAAGGGAACCGGCACAATACTTTAATGAGGATCGTTTCTCACTTTAGAAGAAATGGGATTCCTATTAATGCAACAATAGCAGCTATGGAAGAATGGAATAAGGGTGGGGACAGAATCAAAGATTCTGAACTTCTTGTATCTATTAACGATGTATACACAAAAGGTTATCAATATGGGTGCATGGATAGTATGATGATGACCTATTGTCAACCTCATTGTGTATATTTTAAAAGAAAGGATTATCTTATGGATATATTGAATGTCAGTGATCTACAAGCAATGTTAGATACTAGATTGGAAAGAGATTTCTCAGGTGTAAGTATAGATTTATCAAAACTTTTTGGCTTAATAGGAATAGAATCTGTTATATATCCGGGAGAACTAGTAACAATAGTAGGACCAACCGGTGTAAATAAAACAACTCTTGCTCAGAATATATCTTTAGCATATAATGCAGCTGAAGATAAAATAGAAGAAGAATTACAAATACCAACATTGTACTTATCATTAGAATTAGCACCATGGCTTATGCATAGAAGAAATCTTCAAATTGTTGCTGACGTAGATACAAATACTATATCAAAAGAAAATAAAAAGATATATGATCAATTTAAAAATCAAGTAGCTCATATAAAGATTCAAACTCTTAGTCCAACTGTAGAGCAAATAAGAAAAAAGGTTCAAAAAATGTCACCTGCTTGCATAGTGATAGACTATATTGATTTAGTGGAACCACCAAGTCATGCAAGAGGTGAATACGAATCAATCAGAAATATATCTCATGCTTTAAGTAATCTAGCAGTGAATTATGATCTAATCATTATCCAGCTAAGTCAAACTTCAAGACAATACTCCAGAAGTGGCGAATTAGACCTCTATGCCGGTAAAGGAAGTGGAGCAATAGAAAATGCCTCACGGAAACTAATGGTATTAGAAGGTGAATCAAAAACAAGAGAAAGGAGGCTGAAAATGGTTAAGAGTACAGATGGCGAACTATGGGATGTAAAACTGAACTTTAATGATTCATTCAGATTGAAAAGAATATGAATCATCAGTACCTGCTAGATATCCATCTATTCAATATGGAAACCGAACCAAAAAGTGGTATAGATATTGTACTATTATCATTTATAAAATTCGGAATAGAAATAAGTCAAGGTGTTCATCCTAACAAGTATGACACCATACTTTTTAATTTTGGTATATGGAAATTATACTTTGCATTTCAAATCATGCTAGATTGGAGGTAGAATGACCTATTACAATACAAATCATGAGCAGGGGAATGTGCTAGATAGAAGTAGAAGAAAAGCACGAAACCAAGAAGAGGTTATATTTGACCTGTTTAATAAATTTCCTGATAAAGAGTTTACACCATTTGAAGTACAATTTAAACTTAATCTTATGTGCCCTATTACTAGTGTTAGAAGGGCAATGTCTAATCTTACTAAAGAACATAAACTAGAAAAAAGTAGTAAACAAAAATTAGGTAAATACGGTAAGTTAAATCATACTTGGCATTTAGCTAGCTGGCTTAAAGCAGATTATTAAAAGGAGGATATAGGTTTTTTGATGTTGTTCCCCTATGTCTACAATGCAATATAATCAAGGAGACTTTAGAGAAAAGCTAGTTAATGTTCACGGTAGGCACTGGCATAAAGCATGGCTTAGATTGTCACGTAAAGCATCTTCTTTGAAACAAGCTCTGAAAAAAAGGTCGGAAATGCATCAAGTGCTTTTTGAAATAGAGCTTGTCGATATAAAGAAGATGTTTTACGAAGTCTACGGTGAAAAATGTAAGTACTGTGATAGAATATTAAGTGTTTCTACAATGGTATGTGACCATATAATTCCATTATCTAAGAATGGAGAATCAACACCAAAGAATTTGCAGATTATATGTAAACAATGCAACACACGTAAAGGACCATTAAAAGAGAAGGACTTTTGCCTTATATTGGATTGGGTAAAAGAACAAACAAAAGAAATCCAAACTTATGTATTAAAGAAATTAGCCAAAGGAGGCAAATACTAATGAATAAAACATTACAACAAATAGCAAACGATCGGGAAACTTTGCATAAATACCATGAGTCGAGTAGACCATTGAGTAAAAATTACGAGTATGTAGGCTTAAAAGGTGAATCTCAATTCGCAAAAGAGTTTGGGTTTAAAATAGATAAAACATTAAGACCTTCTGGCGATAATGGTAAGGACTTTGAAACAAAGATTGGAATTATTGATGTAAAAACTGCAAGAAATGCATACAATCTTATTGTTGAAGAAGGCAAAGTTGTCTCAGATATTTATGTATTAGCTAAATACATAGATGATACAGATACAGTAGAGCTATTAGGCTGGGAATATAAAAAAGAAATCTTAAAAGCCCCAACAAGAGATTTTGGATATGGGATAATCAGTCATTACATACCAAAGAATAAACTAAGGTCACTAAAATCATTAGAAACTATCATAAATGAAAATAACGGAGTGAAAACTATGAAAGAAATAGAAGAACCTTGTCCTAAGTGTGGCAACAATCTTATAGAAGCAGAAATTAAAAATGGCACCGACAATTCTTTACCTGCTGTAATGTGTGAAGAAGAATGTGGATTTGTAGACAACTTAATTGAAGAAGGACAATATCTTTATACTCTACTCGATTGGGATGTAGATGTAGATGAGGATGGACCCTTTATAGCAGCAAAGGAGGTAATATGGCAGAATCCGATATAAATAAACTCGATCTCCCATTAATACAACGATTACAAGCGAGACTTAAAGATGCAGAACATATAATCAAAGCTGTTATAATACGTAAGGACTATGTTACCCCTACATATGTCGCTAGAATGTCTCAGGAATATGGGGACAAGTACAAATTGGAGATATAGCCATGCACAGATTAGCATTAGACGAAGAAATTAAAAAGGTAAGAATTACTGAAGAAGAGCATAGACTGATGGTAGAAATAATAATTGAAGAAATTTTATCATTAAAAGAACAACAAAAAGAGCTTGATATTGGTCCTGATGGATTGGATTTTATAGAGAAAGAAATAAAATTAGCTAAAAGTATTTTACAGAAAATATCAAAAGAAAATATTCCTAAACCAGCATCATTTGATGACTTAGAAGGTGACCCTATAAACAATGCAATTCGTAAAGACGCACCTGACCTACCTACAGACAAAGAAATGCAAAAAGCAATAGAGAGAGAAACAAGCAGTAGAATGGGACAAGCAGGTTGTCGAGGAGGAGACTGTGATTAAAAAAGAAATCCCGCGTACAACCAAAGTTGCCAAGAAGTCTTGCTCAAACTATACCAGAGATGATACGTGTGCAGGCTTTATGTTTCACTTCAATAAAGAAATAAGTGCACTAGTAACATTCATTGATCCTGATTTTGCAGACAAACCTTGTACTGTAGAAGAAGGATGTGATTTCTTTGAAGATGTAGTAGTTCAAGGGATAACAGGGGTGTAACAACCTCTGTTATCTCTCTTTTTTTTTATTTTAAAACTAATAATAGGAAGGAAAGAATTATTCATTAAACTCATCATATATTTCTTTAGCAAGGAATGCAAGGGACAAAGCTCCTCCCAATCCACCAAGCAACCCTTTTCCTATTAATTTTCTTGTAACTTTAAATCTTGTTTTATAAGCACTTTTTGCTTTCGAAAGAGAGGTATTTGTAACAATCTTTTCATGTTCTCCCACAATCTTTTTAATTTGTTCAAGTTCTTGTTTATGGGTACCAATCTGAACTTTTCGTGCTCGCTTGGCAGTGATTCTCTCTTTCCGATTTCCGAGTTCATCAATATACTCGTCTGGAACTTCATCCCAATCAAAATTCGGATCAAACAAAGGATTCAATTCGCCTGTTTTTAAATAAGTTCTTGTTGCACCTCTTTCCCCAGCTTTATACTTATATTTTAATGCTACATGAGTTGTCCCACGAGTACCTTTATTCCCCCTTGCTTTCATATCTGGGTTAAATTCTTTCGTAGCTTGAGTAATACCTGATTTAACATTAGAACTTTCCTTAGCATGAAACTCTTTTGCCTGTTTTAAATATGAATTTGGATCAAGGACATCAGGCTGCATATAATTCATTGTATTTTTACCTACTTTCAAACCAAACAAATCTCTCTTATCAGAAGTTATAATCTTTATTTTATTTGTGGCTTCATCATATACTGCTATTGCATTATATCCACCCCAATCATATACGGGTTTTTGAGCAGGAGAAAATGAAATAGCTATTCTTCTATGACCTTTTTTATTGTTTAACATCCTAAAATTTTTGTTTTTTTCACTTTTATTAATAAGTCCAGTCTTATAACCAGCATTAATAAAACTATCAAATGAAGGTTTTCCTACTTTTCCTTCGGTTGCTAAAGACCCCAAAACTGCATGATAAAATGGTCTATGAAATTTTACTCCACGCATTGCATCCTGTACTGGAGTGTTTGCATACTTTACCCATCGCAATCTTTTCGCATCCTTCAATCCCCATACATCTTTTACATAGTCAAATTCTTTTTTACCTAAATCTGCTATTGCCATTTTATTGGTAGCAGATACATCAACATAAGGAGCAACACTCCTACCTTTTTGCGTCTTATACCATATTCCTCTTGAGGCATAATGTGCTCTCTCCATAGGTGATCTTGATCCGGGTATTAATCTTTCATTCGCATAGTCACTAGTCAATTTTGCATGCATTTTTTTTATGATACTATTAACATTCCTATTAGCAATTTTATATCCCTTTATATATTCAGGATCAGGTGCACCCAGCGTACCGTATTGTGTAAAAAAACGTGCTCTTTCATTATCTATAGCATTTAGATAACCCTTAAATGTTTTGTAAGTTCTGTTAGTTAAGCCTGTTTTATTATAAGCTTGTTGACGAGCATAATTAAGAGATTCCCCAATCATAGAGGCTGAGCCTTTTACGCCCTCAGAAAATGCCAAAACACCTTGTTTTGCTCGAAATAATGGAGGAGGAAGTTTACCCTTCTTATAAAAAGAATCTAAAAAATTCTGAAAACTATCTAATGTTTTTTGCTGAAAGTGAGGATCAGCAAGAGCCTTGGAAGCAACTTTACTACCAGCTGCAAGACCTGTCATCCCTAATAAGCCTGCTGCTGTATTAGTTGGAGTTAATAACTTATTATCGTGACTCATTTTTTCAAAAATTTGCTCAAAAATTGAAATCGGTTTTTACAAAACTTTTTCCCTGGTTCACAACTTTTCAAACACTTTTCAATCGAACTACAAATAGTTCAAAAGTCCTCGAGGTCCACGCTTCTCTTCCTCTTGCTCTGCCTTATAAGTCCTAGCAAAGCCCATATAAGGTAGCCCAGTGAGCTTCTCCACGCTTCTAGCAGGATTTTCGAGTATACTACCGGGTCCTACAACATCTCTCAGTATTCTACCGAAAGGAATCATGGTATATAAATAATACTCAGTCAATCTACTATAATCATCTGTAACCATCCCTTTAAACAATGGTGGTAACAATCTTAAAGCAGGGGGAGTAACCACCTGCAATGGTTGCAAAGGAGCTGGATAAGAACCAAAGAAAGCACGGTCACGCTCTCTCTCATCTCCAAACATCATGGCAGCAGTGTCCTCAAACCAATTCCAGGGGGATGGAAGAGCAGCCTCAAATATAGAGTAAGGAAACATATTTGCTAGACCCAGCATAAACATATCAGCTACTGCTAATCTCTTTAAACGATCAAACTCATCAGTACCGGGATTAAACCCACGTATCTTTGCTTCTCTAAGAACATCATTTCTAAAACGTACAGAGTTCCACGCCCAAGTTTGAAACCTACTATAAACTTTACCAACATTACTTCTAGAGAAAGCAGGTCTAAAAGGAGCACTGTACAAGAACTGCGTACCCTTAACACCCTTCTTAGCCATCTCAATTAAGGTAGGATTATTATAATCACTGATCATTCCACCAAACTTTTCACTAGCCTTAAGATAATGAGCAACAAAAGCATCACGTCTTAATGTACGCTCTGGTCTACGCATAAACCATGCAGCCTTATTAAATATTGACTCACTAATACCATTCTTACTTGCTATTCTTAAAATATTCTTATCAGGTATATCAGGATCATTCTTCAAAGCTCTCACAGTTTCATTGATTGTTCTCTGCCAAGCCTTGCTCTGAACTTGAGGATTAATATTAGCCTCATACATCAAGAACTCTTCAACAACTCCATGACTTTTCACCCAGTCATATACATCTTCCATCTTATCCCACTCTGGATTGACTTTAAGTTTTAAATATTTTATACTCCTCGCATTCTTAAAGTTTTCATAACCGGTACTAATTAATGTATGTACTGTACCACCATAAAGGTTAGCTACCATACTCTTAGGATGAGCAAGCAATGACGCCAACTCATACTTAGCTTCTAACTGTCCAAACTTTCTTAAACTATTAAAATCAAGAGAATCTAATTCTTTAGGCATCCCTTTTGCTGCGGCTTTCTTATCCATACCAAGCATTGATCTGAGCTTATTCATCCGTTTAACCCAGAGATTATCAGCAAACCAAGCATAAGCTGTACCTTTTACACCATAAGCAGGATCATTAAGGATGTGTTTGGGTATATTAACCGGTGCACCACCTGCTTCTTGAGAATAGAGGTCTAAATAATCTCCCCATCTATGCACCAACTCTTTATCTACCCCCTTCTCAATATAATCCTTTCTAAACTGGTAGGTAGCATCCCGTGCACCTATCTCAGCTATCTGTTTATTAAAACTACCAATAATATTTTTAACATAAGTTTCATAAGCTTGAGGTTCATAGCTCCATCCACCAATATGAGTTTCCCTCTTAAACTGATTGCCTACTCTCCTATTCTTCATGAACTGGTTGAACCCTTCGTCCAAGAGAGCCTTCTTTTCCCTACCAATACCAGACAGCACCTTACTTACATCATTCCAAGACTCAGTTAACTGGTCACTGCTAACCCAATCACCGGTAAGCTGCTTGAACCTAATAATAGCAGACTTTAAATCATACTCTCTCTTCTTTACATCATCACCATACCTGGGGTCCTTTGCAATGGATTGTATATACCTTAACATACTTTCCGATGCTTCCTTGCGATCAAACATCATATGGGGGACATAACTCTCATACTTTATAGTACCAGTCCCTATAATTTCTGATGGAACAGTCTCCAAAGCTCTTACCAAACCTGAACTAGCTAGCTTTCCTTCCTGTGCAAGCTGATGAATCTGTAAGTATCTTGTAATCTTTCTTAGGTTATCTATCCCAAGTTCCATGGGAATATCTTCATTTAATCTTGACATCTTCTGAACATCTTTTAGAAAAGTATCCCTTAGCTCTCCTAATTGCTTAATTCTTATCTCAGCTAAATCCTTATCACCTGTGATTGGTTCTCCCTTCTCATCTAATGGTACTATCTCAAGCTCCCTAAGATATTTATCAGCCAACACCTTATCACCTGTAAGCCACTTATGATACCTTTCATTCTGCTTAGTCCTCTGCTCTATCATCCTTTCGACTACTTCAAAGCCAGACAAAGATTGAGTAACAGTCTTCTTCCCTATCTTATGCTTAACAATATATGTTTTCTTTTTTAAGTTGTGCCAATCACTGGATTTAATTGCTTCTCTAAATACCCTAGAATATTCTGACATAGCAGCCTTATGTTTACCCGGCTCTCCTGCTAATTCTCTGTTTAGCTCTGCTAAATACCCACCAAGAGGAGCTTTGTTTAAGTTATCATCCATTCTAACTCTTCCAAACCTCTCCATCATTGCACCGCTAACACGATACAACTCTGAACCATCCTCTAGTCCATACAGATAAGGACCTAACTCATTTTCCATTAGTTTTTTATTCTGATCAAACACAGCAGATGTACGCTCTTGAGACTTATGATATAAATCTCTTATCTCATTAATTATCTGAGTAGGCTTAGTTACCTTGCCGGTAACAATGTTACCTCTCTTATCTTTAAAGGTACCAATAGTTTCTATTCGTTTAATTTCATAACGCATCAACTCTTTATTAATAGCTTCAGGAAACAAGTACTGATGTCTCTTAGCAAGTTCTGGGAATCTTTCTGGGTGCTTCATAGTTCCCATGTGCCTAGCAAGAAAACTTCCATCTCTTATTTCTTGTAAATAATTATTAAATGCTTTCCAATCACGAAAGGTCATAGCATTTATATCTTTCTCCATTACTCCTCTAACAAACTTATTAAATTCTACTCCAATAAGTTCTTTGCCAAAGTTATTACTTATATGATCTATGATACTTGCAGCCAACTCAGCTTCTTCTTTCTTTAGTTTACCTTTTGTAAGTCCTTCGAATGGTGCTATCTCATCTATATATTTCTGCTCAGTTCTGTCAAGATTGTTAGTATTGATAGACTGTATCTTTACTCTGTCCCCATTCTCATCAACAATACTTTTTACATCCACAGCTGCTTGTCCCTCTTCCTCTAACCTTTGTATCTCTTTATCTGTTAAACGTACAGCAGTCTTGTTAAATAATTTATCATAAGAGTTCAAGTATTCCTTTAAGCTAGCATCGGAAACAGCTGTGCTACCGAAACCTACCCTAGAAAGATGTGTCTGTTTACTTCGTTCTTCTAATGTTGCTAAATATTCTTGGACAGGTTTACTCGCTAAGCTTTCCTCGCTCCATGTCTTCTTCATGGTTTTAACTGTTTCTGCCGTACCTCTTTCAAAAGTACCTAACATCATCTGATCAAATAAATTTCTTTCCGCAGCTGTCTTTAAAATCTCTGACTTATATACCTTCATCATATTATCTAGCTTAGTTTTATTTGCAATGGGACTCTCTCCCTCTTTTGCTATATCTCTCTCAGCCTCATACAATCTTAAAGATTCTTTTTCTGATATCTCTTCCCCTCTTGCTTTATGCTCTTCTTGAATACCTTTAGCAGTAATACCCTCTCTTGATTTCCTATAAAAGTCATCACTCTTTCTTTTAAATCTCTCTGTCTCCTTATGTATCTCTAATACTCTCTTCTGATCTCCTACTTGATCAGCGTACTTTCTTATTAATCGAAACGACACAACATCAGACATATCATTAACAAGAAAATCCTCTCCCTTTTTTACATAGTCTGCCAACCATGCAGCTCTTTTAGTATAATTAGTTTCAGGAGTAAGACCTAAATCCCAACGATCAATATTTAATTCTCTTCTATATCCATCGTAAGTATGTAATCCTCTACTAAAAATATCTTCCACAACATCAGACTCTGGAATCCTCATACTAGTTCTATTCAATGCTTTCTGTAGCCAATTATATTTTCCATCTTCAACATCTGCCTGATGCTGCACATATATTTTTGCTAACTCCTGCTTATCTACTCTATTGAAAAGAGAATCTCCATAATCTAACTGCCTAACATCAGCAGCTACCTTACCAAGTAATGTATTTCTATTCTCTTCTCCAAATCCCGGAGTATATAATCTTATTCTTTTAGTAGGTCTGCCCTTAATTTTTACATCTCTTATAAGCATTCGGCTGGGGTCAGTAATTGCATCCAGCCTATCACGTACTTCATTATAATAATATCTTCTCTTCTGTTGATAATGTCTCCCATACAGTGCAGAGTTAGCTCCCTGAAATAATTGTATAGGTTTTCTACGTTGTGCTCTCGCATAATCTGCATCACTATTTAATTTATTTGTCTCCACCGTGTCTAATTTAAGCTTCCCTTTTATTACCTTGGGATGATAAGCTTTCCATTCAAATACTTTATTTGCCATACCATCAAAGAAAGCACCTCTTCCTTTTAACCCTGCTTCATCCATAGGATCAGAACCTACAGCAACAGCAGCACGAGCACTCTTTCTACCAGCATCTAACGACTTTGCATCAGTCAATGCTTTAGCTGTCACCCATCTTGTCTTACCATATCCCGTATGTATCTGATATAAATAGTGTCCCTTGGGTACATTTATTGATAACGTCTGACCGGGTTCAACTTCTACCTTTTCTACTCTAGCAGGTAGAGATGCAACAGCTGCATGTGCACCAACAATGGATGCTCTAGTAGTAACAGCAATCCCTAACATACCACGACCCTGTGCTGCAGCCTCTGATGCTAACTGTCTTCTATGAGAAGAAAACAGCAACGCTGGATTAGACATAGCCTCATTCACTCCACCGGAGTCAGGTTCAGCAAACAAATCTTTATACTCAGCTTCTTTATTAGAAGCTTCAGACCCATTCTTGAGCACATACTCATCAGCCTGATCTTTATACATCTTCTTCCATTCTTTACGCATCCCATGTACTTCATCACCAAAAAATACAGCAGCCTTATCACCATCTAAGTCAGCACCACCCAATGCTCTTGTTTTTCTAGGATGCATTAAACCACTAACTCCTTTAACTCCTGTGAATCCCCTAAACTCAAGAACTTGTGCACCAGACAAACTATCCATAGGAGTCCTGACAACCACAGCATTCAATACTTCTTTAGCTTTAGCAAGAGGGATACCAGTTTCCTTATTCCTTACTGCATTCCACAGCTCACTCAAGGTATAGTCCTGCTTCCCAAAGTCAGTCTTTATCCTTAAGTCTTTCCACCCCTCATCAAGAAAAAATATATTATCATTCTTAGCTAATAAACTAGTGTTGCCCTCCTTGTCCGTCCGCTGTTGCATTTCCTTGTCCCAGATACGAAATCTAAAAGACCCACTATTACCAAGCTTAGGTCTAGTAACTTGGTTGACTACAAAGTTTCTAATGGCAGCTCCTCTAATAGGATTAGTAAACTTATGTAGTTGAGAAGCTAGGCTATCAGGTAGTAAACGTACAAGTCTCTCATGAATAGCATTAAATTCATACATCTCCTTAATAGATTCTTGTGCTTCATCTGGAGTAATCTCACCCTCAAGAACCTTATCACTTTCTATTTCTCTATTAATTTTTAATATCTTTTCATACACTTGCGAAGCAAATTTTTGCTCAGGTTTAGATGTCCCATGCATAGCTTCTAACAACTTGGGTAAACCAAAACCATCCATTCTTTCTATCAAAGTTTCAATCATTGCTTCATTTGCTATGGGGTCATTCGTAAATCTTTCAAGTAATGCATTAGCCTCTGCATCACCTATCATAGCCTTTTGATTAATAGCTTCATACATATCCTTAATGGATTCAGTATTAATATTAGTCCATGAATAAGGTGTAAGGTTACTTAATAACTGCTTGGGTAATCTTGTATCTTTAAGACTGGTTTCTATAGATGCAATCTCACTGTACACTGTCTTCACATCTCCAACAGGCATTTGATGTATCACCGCATCATCCTTACCCTTAGGACCAAACTTTAATTCATCTCTTACTAGCTCATAATCTTGTGCTACCCTTCTCCCTGCCTGCTTTGCACTACTTGTATTTATAATAAAGTGCACATTATTCTTAGTCATCCACGCATCTATCTTAGGGGAAGCTCTATGTACCCCATATTTGCCCAGTAAAGCCCCCTGGCTGGCACTAGGAGACACGATAAAGCTTTTATTGAACCCACCATCGGTTGGGATGCCAGCGTCCCTATTAAGGGCTTCTAGCCAGTCTGAGCGACCTATTACACCACCGTCCTCGCTCTCTTTCCAGTTAAAAGCAGGGTCTGTCTTCTTTAAAGCAGCCTGATACTCTTTAGAAGTAGTGCCATCCTTGTCATTAACATATATATATCTAAAGGTTCCATCTTCTGCTCCCAAGCCTTCCTGTTTCTCCATGAAACTTCTAGTAGCAGATATACCAGATGTGAACCATATCTGTTGACGCTTATTAAAAGCCTTAGCATTTCCAACAACTTTATTATTTGCACTAGGAAATACATCAGCAAAATCTTTAGGCTGGACTTTACCTACTGATGCCTCAATAGTTTTACCATTCATCTCATAGGTATAATAAATATTAGACAGGAATGCTTTGTTATATAAATCCGAAGCTTCTTTCTTTGTTAGCCCTTCAACATTGGCACTCTTAACACCATATGTATTTATAAATTCTATCCGATCCTTTTCCAATGCTTTAAGAAACTTTACGCCCCCAGCTCCCTTTACGATATCTCTAACTTTAGCTTTAATCATCTGAGGTGTAGCATTCATTAAAGCAGGATGATATCTTAGAAAGTATTGTCTCTGTGCATCACTCTTACCACCATAGTAATAATATCCTTCAGCATCCTGCATCTTATAATTAAAGCTATTCATCTTAGCTTTCTCTCTAAGATAAGCTGCCTCACCTTGCGGATCATCTGAAAATCTTTCTTTCCATTCCTTGAAAGAATAATCTTTGACACCATACTGTCCAGTTCGTTTGCTAATATTTTCTGACTGAACAGAAACATGATCTAATATTTTATAAGCTCTGCCTCTGGGTACTGGACGTCCCCACATCTCATTAGCTCTCTCCCATATATCTTCCACATATTTTCTTTCTTCTTTTATTATCTTTTCTGTCTTTCCATAACTAACATTATCTTCCATGTTAATTGTATCATACTTACCATTGTTTCTCTGTATGACTGACATCTGTGGGACAAACTCCTCTCTTAACTGCCTGTTCCCCCAGTTTCTCCAGAAGTTATAATCCTCAGCCGTGGATACTCCATATGTCTTTGTGATATATTTTCTTATAAACTCCTCTGGATGATCACCCTTCTCTTTTATAAATCCTTCTCCTGTCTCCTTCTCATTAGCTCTAAAGGTTTCTATTAATTCATTCCATTTCCCTTGAACATTCTGATAAGCTTCTAATCTTTTACCTCGATCTGGCTTATCAGCAACAGTATATATAGCTTTGTGTTCATCCACATAATACTTAATCTTATTCTTTATAATATCAACAGGCTCAAAGTCTAGGTTCTCAGAGCTGTAATCATGTGTACCCTCAGTTTTATTAACATACTGCTCATCTGTCTCAACTAATTTTTTAAAGGGAGTCTCTCCTGTTTCAATTTTCTCTGCCAGTTCAAGCATCCCTCTCTCTATACGTGCAGGATCAGTAATGAGTTCACCAGTATCCTTATCATAAAAAATACCAGCAACTTCACCAGCTACAGGCAAACCTAATGGTCTATCAATAACTCTTGGCTCCTTCTCTACCCACTTCTGAGTAACATTATCAAGCTTCTCCCAGCCAGGAATAGCTTCTAATGGTTTGCCCTCGTGCTTACCGCGAAGAACCTTTTGTTCTATAAACTTTCCACCCTGCCTACGATGATAAGGCATCTCATTCATACCAAAGTAAGCACCTAGTACATATTCATATATTTGTTCAGGAGTTGTCATCCCTGCTTGAGTAGCAGGTAATCCTGTGTATAAGGACGAAGCTAAAGCTCTCAATGCCTTGTCACCTTGAGGACCAAAGCCTTTTATAAGATTACCTATTCCCCTAAAGGCTAGTCCAGTCTCTGCACCACCTATGAAAGATTTCATCATCTCATCCACACCACCCCATACAGAGCTAACAGAACTTGCTACACCTAAATGAAATGAACCTTCTACTAAGTCTTTAACAAGAGGTTTCTGTAGGAATGAGATAGCATCACCAGAGGCAGCAGCCCTAGCTCCCTTAGCACTATTCAATACTCTATTAGATATCTTTGCAGCTTTTTCAGTAGCTGCCTTCGCAGCAATCATTGGTAAGGACCTACCTTTTACTGCTCTTGCTATACCTGCTAGTCTAGGCAACTTAGTTACTAAACTAGCTCCGGGTATATAACCCACAAAACCAGCCAAGTGACCAAGGTTACTACCTATAGCTTCCCACTCATTCGTAGGCTTAGACTTACCGGCAAGGGGGAGAGTAGTGAATCCCTCCATAAACCCTTGACCAATATTCTTGATCACACTGCCTATACTTGCTTCTTGATCTTCCTCGTTATATGCAAAAGGAACCTTATAATGAGTAGCATGCTGACCTAATACCTCTAAGATATTAGGTTCAAACTGACGAGGATTCTCCTCGTACTCTTTTATATACTGTTGTGTTTGCTCAGGAGTTAAAGAAGGGGTGAAGCTACCGAAAGGATCACTTGTTTGATATGCTTCTTCTTCCTCAGGTCGTGGGGCATAAGGTAGCAAAGCCATACATTAAGGACCTATCTTGCCAGTTTTTTTATACTCTTTGTAGTCGTCAAATAAACTCTTTATTTCCAAAAAACTAAGACCTGCATTGAATAAGCCCATAGCAATACTTGTTGGTATAGCTCCTACTCCAGCTCCACCAACAGCACCTGCCGCTGCCGCAGTAGCTTGTCTAGCTGCAGCTTTTGCCCCAAACTTAGCTAACCTTTTAGGTAACACTTTCTTGGCAAAATTAAAGAAGCCGAGAGGTCTTCCTTTAAAACTCTTATATGCCTGACTCCCAAAAAGAGCAGAAGCCCCAACTCTACCTGCTAGTTGACCTTCGTCACCAGCAACAGCCTGACCAGCAGCAGGAAGAAAAGCAGGAGCAAGCCCACCTGCTCCACGAAGAACAGTTTTAGCTCCAGCTTTACTAAAAGCACCCGGTCCTAGACCTTTATGCTTTGCACCCTTAGTCCTCTCCCAAGCTACACGAGCTTTCTCTTTAGCACTGGCACCAAGGTCAGTACCCCCAGCCCATCTAGCCCATTCAGATGGACGTATATTTTTCCACGCACTCTTCTGAGACTGTGCCCACTTATTTAATCCCTTCTTTCCTTTAATATCATCTAAGTTATCACCTAACAACTTTTTTTGTTCGTCAGTTAAAAATGTTTTCCAATTATTTGTTCCGCCCTTGAGTGTTTTCCCATCTGCTTGATATATCTCCTTATTCTTTAGCAGATCAGTAACACCCTTCATAGCTTTTGCTTTTGTACGATACTGCATTCCAGCCCCTAGAAGTTCTGCTCCTACTAAAGGACCACCTACAGCCATAGTACTAGCCATTGCAGTACCCCATCTACTAGGATCAGTACCACTTAAACTCTTAGGATCATTGGGACCATATCCGGGTATCCAATCTTCCCAACCAGTTTCATAGCCATGAACAAATCCTGTTTGGTCTGACCAACTAGCTTTAAATTCGGGGCTAACATTCTGCAGGTAATATTGTACCGAATTAGAACCAGCAAAGGTATTGCCTTCCCCCCTAAGATAAAGATTAAAATCTTTTGCTGACATATTTCTTGCTTGTTTAACCTTCATTAATTCAACAAGTTTCTTCTCTGCTTCTCTTGTAGTAAACTGATTATACATTGACTCAGCTTTACCTAAATCAGGAGTGATATTTAATCCAAGTTCTTGATTCTTAGCATCAACTCTCTGCCTATATTTCTCCATAAACTCTTGCTTCTTACCTAAGATACCATATTGAGTTTCCATGAAAGCATTCTCGTCAAAAACATCGCCAGTACCCATAGGTAAGCTACCAAGGTTCGAAAACTCCTCGTTCTCAAGACCTGATAAGATATCACCTGATGCAATCACACGCTTCTGTTGATTAAACCTCTCTTGGTTTATCATCATGGCTTGATCACTAGCCCTTTTAGTCTGAGCAAACTGGGCTTCTTTTAATGCCTGAGCTTTTTTATCTGCTGCACTACCTCTTACTGCTTGATAGGTAGAAAGAGCAGTTCCCATACCTCCTTGCTGAGGCTTAATAGTAGTAGCGAATCTAGCGTAAGGGTCCATTCCATATCTTCCGTTTGCCATTACTTACCTCCTAATCTCCATTTCCATGGGGTAAATAGATTCTTTGCTCTACCACCAAACATTCCTGTTGATACCTTGTTTAACCCTTTGCG